ACCTTGAAACGTCGGGCTCGGTCGGTTGTGGTTAATGGCCCCGGACTCCTCTCCGGGAAGTTCGTAGACGTTCGTCCCGTCCTGAAGCTCCTCGGTGTAAACGTTGCCCGTGCCGTCGTCCTTCGTCTTGAACAGGTTGACTGCGATGGCGGGCTTTCCACCCGCGAGCCGGCGAAAGAATAGCGCCAACTTGGAAATCATTTTGACCGCCTTCTTTTCGGCCCCGAGAATTTCCTTGAGGTCGCGCATATGGTTTAGCGCCCCGCGCTCAAACCAGGTAATCCCGCGCACACCGTCAAAGCGCTGCGGGTCTTTCAGCAGGATGAAACTCTCCGCTGGAATGGGCTTCGGATTCTTGAACACGTTGCCCCATTTCTGCCGCTCCCAGACCCGATACTCGAATGGACGGCCGACCTGGTTGATTCTCACGCCGCCGACCCAGTTGTCGTCCTGGTCTGTCTCCAGCGCTACGCCGGTAGTCCGTATCCGGTCGGACTCGATGACCTGCAGTTGCGGAAAGCCGTGCTCGACCGTCTTGATGAAACCTACGTCCCCGTCGCGGATCATTGATTTCAGCGCCAGCTTGGCCAACCGTGGGAATGACCGCTCGCCCTTTACGTCGATGGTCTTGAAGCGCTCGCGCAAGACGGCCTCGGCCTGCTCGTCCCATGTATCATCGCCAGTGTGGAAATCAACGTCGCACGAGCCGACGCAATAGTTCGCGAACTTGCCGAGGATGTTCGGGCCGATACCGAACGTCTGGCACAGCGCCCGCGCTTCGGCCGTCATCTGCTCACGGCGGCCGTAATTGTATTCCTCGTCCTGGCTTACCAGTTCCGACCTTGGCCGGCGGCGGTCGGGGCCGCGTTCCCAGCCTTCAGTGCGGCCATTGCCCGACATTGCCAAAAAATGCTGTCCCCGCGGGGATAACTCCATCAATGAAACCGCGCAATCCGCTGCCCACTCGCCAAGGTGTTGCCTGAGCGTTTTCATCACAGTTCCGCGCTGCAATCCCCGACTGTCATGTCAACGATATCGCCAGTAGCCAACCCGAGCGCGTAATTGATGGCTGCAAGGTGATTCATCAAGTCAGTGAACAGGATGCCGCCGCGGGTTCTGCCGCCGGGCATTCCGAAATTCTGGCCGGCGACCATCTGCCGCGACATTTCGGCTTCCGCTTCGGTCTTCATCGTTTGAAGCGTGGCGGATGCGAAATGAACGTAAGCGGTTAGCCCGATGGCAGCCATGGGGCCGACCCGTAGGTGCCAGTGTTGCTCTGGTCAAATCAAAACGCGCCGGGCGCATTTGTTCCACGTGGAACATTATTTCTGTATAACAGAACTTGCAAGCAATTCCGAAGTCTCAGTATACTCCCGCGATGATGGTGCCGCGAACGGCTGTTGAGTTGCCACAAATGCGCGAGTTGCGGGTGAACGATGGCAATGGCGCGGCCGTCGGTGCGGTGCGCGTGACTGAATCGTGCCCAATTTACAAAGGGCGTGTTGGCATCTTTGGCGTTCAGGAGGTGCGGCCAATCGTGAACATTCCAGCGGACGCGCTCAAGGTGCGCGTGAGAATGCGCCAAGGTGAGATTGCCTTAGTGTTCGTGAAATTCATCGACCGCGTTGAGCAGTGGAACATTGAGCCCGCCAACGGTCGATTGGGTTGTCTGGAGTGGAAACTTCTCTATCAGCAGGCGGTCAACTACAGCGCACCATGAGAGGCTACCAAATTGAGAACTGCGAGCGGATTGTCTACGTAGGCACCATTCCGATCACCCTGCGGTCTGCGCGCCTAACCCTCAAGGGCGAAGGCGGCGCATGGAACGATATCGCGGATATTTCGCTGGAGACCGCGAGCAAACTGGCGGCGCTTTGGTTGGCCTCTGAACCGAAACCGATTGAGGTAAGTTGCGTCGATGATCCCGGCCAGGTTGAGCCCGCGCAGTCCCAGCCTTTCGCTACCTTCCCTTGAGTGCTGAAATCGCCACCTTGAACGGCGTTGTGGCCGCGCAGGCCGTGCTAACAGGAACGCCCGTGAACCTTGAAATGTTGTCCCACGCTTACCTAACCGATTTAAAACAGGGTCGTGTGTCCAATGGTTAAGCCGCACCATGTATGGTGGAATTGCCATAAAATGGTTTTCAACGATACAGGACGGGCTTAAGGTAAACGGAAGGAATCAACGCAGGCACAATCCGGGAGCTGACATGACAAATACAGAGTTTATGTACGCTGTGGTTGCCGATCTATCGCAAGAGATGGAATCCATTGATTCAAATGATCCAGCGCTGCATTGTGCAATCCGCGACACGATTGCAGAGGTCGGAAGCAAGGAGCTTTTTGCGAGAGGTGTGCGGCTCTATTTCGATCCGATAAGTAAGACTGTTGGCGAGGTCTTCCATACAGCATCCTTGCTGCAAAGCTTCAAATTGGCGCGCAGAACAAATCCTACGTTTTCTGAATTACTGCTGAGCCTGGATGATGAGGCTCGCGCGGAGCTAATGCAGAATTTGGGCGCAACGGATTTGAAGTTGGCCAAACGCTTTGCGGACATTTTGCGGAAAAAGCTGCCAAAGGCGATTACCAGCTAGTATGATGCCCACCTGGGCACGAGGGCGTACACCGCTTACATCCAAGTTTCTCAGTCGTTTGCACAGGTCGGTCAACGACTTGTGTGCCGATTACCGTCATCTCAACGGCGTGGACTGCGTCCCCTGTGACATGCTGATTGAGGACGTTGCCAAGTCCGTTCTCCGCAAGTGGGCTGATATTCGGCTGGATTAAGGCGGCCACGGCCAGACCCAGAGCGTCCTGCGTATCCACTTCGCCAACCGCTGGCCACAACGTTCTGCCCGCTCGCCCTCCTCACGCATCCCGCGCGCGAAATCCGCCTTGGTTCCACCCATCTTGATTATCCACTTGAGCAGCTTCATGGGCGCTCGCCGATCTTGGTTCTCTCTGCGTTCATGGCTCACTCTCCGCATTTGGTTCCCTCGCGTGTTATGGTTCAAAATTCATTCCGCCTTTTCCTCTCCGCTATCCGCAACCTCCCCGCTGACCGCCACCCCGCCGGCATCGGCCACGACGAGCAGTTGCAGTGCGCAAATCATCCAGTCGTTGACGTGCAGCCTGTGCCAATACTCCTCCTCCTGGCCGTCGCTGCCCTTTTTCCGTCGCTTCTCCATCGAGGTCATCTCGTGCAGCCAATCGTCCCCGATGTCGTCAGGAATCAACCAGCGCGGCCCTTTGCCCTGCGCGATATAGAGGAGCAACCGGTCAAGATACGTCGGCATACTCCAGAGGATAAGGGGCATCAGTGAGCGCCCTTGACCTTTCTTGCCGAGACTCGGGTCGATCTCCGTCAACTTCCACGGGTAGCGCTGGGGAACGTTTCGGACATACGTGACGAAATACTTTGGATCATCGGATTTCAGAATGCCCCATCCGAAAGTGAACGCCGCCGCGTAAACCTTGCTGGTGTTCCAGCCAGAGTCCAGAAACACGCACTCACTGCGGATGCTCTGCGCGCGCTGCAAATCGCGCAACTCCTCAAACCCAGTGACCTTGCCGTAATCAATCAACCGTGAATCCCCGTGCGGCCAAAGCTGGTGAGCAGACCATTTCAAATGACCGCCTTGAAGCGCCTGACAATCGACCAGTAGCAGCCGCGCCGCCGTTTCGTCCGCAACCCATTGCCCGCGATTATACGGGTCTCCGCATAGCGCCCCGCATTGCTTGCGTAAATCGTTCTCTTTGGGCCGTTCCCCGCGCAATTCCCACGGCTCGCCGCACGTCTCCGTCGTGAACGCGATCATGGGCTCGATGTTTCCGTAGTGGTAGGCTTTGACGGCTTTAAGGAACTCCCACGCTATCTCTGCCCAATCGCAATCAGGCCACGGCATATAAAGCGCGTTCCAATGCAAGCTCGCAATCTTTGGCAGCGCGTCCGGGTTGCGGTGGAACTCATGCAGCGACTTCATCAAAGTCAGCTTCTCCGAATTGTGGAAGCGATGGCCGCAGTTCTCGCACTCGTAGCGCACGGTTTTCTTGACCTCTTTTTCGTTCCACTCGCCGCCTGGCTTGGTCTTTTCGTTCGTTTCCCAGACGATCCCGCCGCGTTCCATGGGCTTTGGAAACAGCGGGCTTTCCTTCTTTCCAAACCGAAACGGCTGCGAGTGGCCACAGTGCGGGCAGTTGAAGTGAAAGAATGTTTGCGAGCCCTCTTTCCAGTCCAAATGCAACTCGTCGTTGACCTCGCCGGCCGTCCCCATCGAGACCTCAAGAAAGTTGTGGAACGTGCGCGTTCTCTTGCGCACCAGGTCAATGGCGCCCTTCTTCCATTCCCGCCGCTCATCACAGTAGAGGCGGCGCACCGGGTCAGACTGAAGGCTTACCCTTGAATTCGACCCGCGCAAAAGCAGGTTCATGCCTGGCGTCTGGACGAGCAGCCGGCGTAACTGCAGCCGCCCGTCCGCCTTCCAGTCTTTTGTCAGCTCGCAATTCTCGAAAGCTGGCTCCAGTCGCTTGTAATAAAACTCCTTGCAATGGTCTGCGGAAGCCATGATCCACATTGCCGTGGCCGGATCTTCGCACTCGTCGTGCAAAATCATATTGAGCGCAACCCGCGTCTTGGCGGACTGAGCGCTTACCATCTCGACAATCCGCCGCGTGAAAGGGTTGTCCCGATGCGCGGAGACAAAGCGCGCGATCGGCATCAGCTCCGTTGAGTAGCGGCCGGCAACAACGCTCTCGTTCCCTAGGTCTATGTTCTCTTCCCACCATTTCCATTCAGGCATGTCAGACGGCGGCGCTACGCACTCGCGGATATGGGCTTCGACGTTCATGGGCGATTGGACAACAGTTTGATTCTTTCCTCCAACCGCCAAACCTCCATACGAAACCTTTCAGGTTTGCCATACCACCAGCACCCAAGCTTTACCACCTCACAAGCCAGCGGTGACATGCCAAGTAATTGACCTGCAGCGCAAACATAGGTCGCGCTGTGCTTATCGCGCGGGTCAATGCCGTGCTCTTGGCAGTAGTCCGAGAACCATTTGTAACTGGGCGCGACGACGATCTTCCTCATAACACCTCCTTGCCGCAATGCGGGCAAACTCCCTTCCACGGGCTTTTACTCAACTCGCCCAATGCCTCACGCACGCGCTTGCGCAACTCCGCGTCGATTTCGTTGGCATCGGTCAATAACGCCAGCTTTTGACTAACGCTTGAGGGAATGGCCAGCATCTTTGCGCGGAAGGACAGGTAAGCGCGGCCGTTATCGCGGCGGACATCCAATGCGCGCACGAGGTCGCGGCGCATCCGTGCGTAGTTCTCGCGACGGGTTAAGGCTTTGGAGACAAGCTCGATGCGTTCAGCCTGGAGAATGGTAATCTCTTCCTCGGAAAGTGATTTGATTTCAGGATGCAGGGCGAACCACTCTTCCAATTCAAAGAGGTCGATTCGGTTGCCCATCTTGAACGCCAGACAACCGGCCTGCTTTGCGGATTGAACCGCCTCCAGTCGGTAGCCGAGCAGATTGGCCGCCGCCTTCATGGATTCTACCTTCTCAGGCACAGCGGGCTTTGCCTTGGCCTTCGGTGTGTGTTTTTGCT